AGTAAAGCCTGAGCAATTTGGTACAACATTTAAAGATGAAAGAGGCTTCACAAGACACGAGAATAGAGCTGACTACACTGCCTACTATAAACGTAGAGAGGAAGTATTGGCGAAGTTAGAAGCAAATAACAGCAGAAGAGTTATATATGCCGTTGCTTTTGATATTGCTAAACAGTTTAAGAAGTATGATGAGTTTTACTTCTCATATAAAGCTGACTTCAGAGGTAGGTTATATCCTGTACAGCAGGTATTTAATCCACAGGCAACATCTAATGTTAAAGCATTGATGGAGTTTGCAGAAGGAGTAGAGCCAACTGCTGATGGTATTTATTGGCTGAAGGTTGCTTTGGCAAATGCTATGGGTTATGATAAATTAGTATATGAAGACAGAGTAGCGTGGGTAGATGAGAACATAGAGGAAATACAGATGTCTGCTAATAACCCTTTAGAGCGTGTTTCGTTCTGGACTGAAGCAGATGAACCACTAATGTTTTTAAGTGGCTGTAAGGCACTCTCAGATGCGTTAGAGGGTAAGTTAGTACATTATCCTGTTCCACTTGATGCTACTTGTAGTGGTATTCAGATTTACTCGGGACTACTGATGGATGAGGAAGGAGCAAGAGCCGTTAATGTTATTAATAATGACACAGGTAAGCCTGCCGACATCTATAAAGAGGTAGCAGATGTAGTTGAACGTAGACTTATGAGCGGAGATTATCCTAAAGAGTTTACATTCACAGATGCAGAAGGTAACTTCACAGAGGTTAAAACACATAGGGAAGCACTAGGTCTGAAAGGTAACATAGACAGGAAGAAGACTAAGCGTAATGTAATGACACAACCATACTCAGTAACACAAAGAGGTATGTACGAGCAACTGAGAGAGTTGTTTGATGAGGCACAAGATGATGGTAAAGAGTTTTGGAAGGGTGAGAAGTGGGTGAGTATTAAACTACTGACACATCTAAACACACAGGCTATCTTTGAAGTTGTGAAGGGTGCTATCGTGGGGCAGGAGTATATTAAAGAGATAACCAAACACTTTAATTTAAGTAACAAACCTCTTGTATGGAAGACACCTTTGTTTGATTTCCCTGTTATACAGGCGAGTCAGAAGATGAAGAAGAAGCAGATGGAGAGTCAGTTAGGTAAGTTACAATTCTCGTTCCTCACTGATAACATAGATAGTAGGAAGCAGTCTAGTTCGATTGCTCCTAACTTCATCCATTCACTTGATGCAACACTTATGATGTTGACAGTTGAAAGACTAGCAGAAGAATATGGTGTTAAGAGTTATGCTTTAATTCACGACAGTTTTGCAGTACCTTGTACAGAAGTAAAACACCTCAATGAAGCAGTGAGAGATAGTTATGTTGAGTTGTTTATGTCTATGCCTCTACTTGAATGGTATGAGCAGTTACAAGCTAAGCTACCTAACGTGAAACTGAAACATCCTGATGAGGTTATGATGTACACATTAGATATACAAGATGTATGGGAAAGTGAATATATATTTAGTTGATTATTTACTTGACAGACAGTAGAAGGTGTGAATGAGTGCTATAAACCCCTACTTATATACAGAGAAAAAACAAAAATAAGTAAGAACTATTACTACTAAAGAATAATGGTTAGTAGTAGTATATAACTAAGTAAAGAAATAGTAATAGTAGAAGTAGTGTTAACTAAATAAGTATTAAAATATCTTTAAATAAGGAGAAGAAGAAGTAATGTATAAACTAGTTTTAATATCAATTGTTATTTTAAGCTGTACTGGTTGTTCTGTTCAAGGTGAAGTATATCCTTGGAGAGACACTGAGGGTAGTGGTGGGATAACAAATGAAATCAAATTCTAGGATATATAAGAGAGTGGTTAGGTTATCACGTTTGTAGTGACCTCCTATCCCTGACTACTCTACTTATATATCTTAGGTTAGATGTATAAACGGCAATAATGCCACAATAAGTAAATAAAAGGAGACTGTAAAATGTCAAACAATAAGAAAGTAACAGCAGTAGTAACACCAACAGGTAACGCATTATGGGCAAAGGTAACTGAGCCAGCAACTAGTAAGTTTAACCCTACACCTATGTATTCAATGAGTGTTGTATTTACTCCTGAAGAAGTAGTAAAGTTTAAGGGTAAGATGCAAACTATGTTAGATGCGTTCTATGATGAAACCTTTAATGAGGTTAAACCTGCTAAGCAGAAGTCGTTAGCCAAAGCTGAATTATTTAAAGAAGCTTCGGATAAGGAAGGTAATCTTACAGGCGAGTTAGAACTACGTACTAAGCAGTATGCTAAAGACTTTAAAGGTGAAGATATGTCTATGCCTATCGTTGATAGCAAAGGTAAAGATATCACTAATGGTTGTCCTCTAGTAGGTAACGGTAGTCGAGTAAGAGCAAAGGTTTACCCTAAGGCTTACTATATGGCTTCTACTAACACAGTAGGTATCAGCTTCCGCTTAAACGCAGTACAAATCATCGAGTTAGTATCGTATGGTAATGCATCAGCAGGCTTCGAGGCTGTAGAGGGTGGTTATGTTGCTCCCGCTACACTAGGCGTAGCTTCAGATGATGTATATACAGGTGGTTCAGTAGTAGACTCAGAAGACTTAGACTTCTAATGAGACAGGATAATGATGATGGCGAGTTAATAAGAGCTCACCTCCCTTGTCCTGACTGTGGTTCAACTGATGCTTTGAGTGAATATACAAATAACACTTACTGCTTCAGTTGTTCCAAATCAAATTACACAGGCGAAAACAAACAAAAAGTAAAAACACAAAGGAGACACACAATGAGAGACGAATTAATACACGGCGAATATGTAGCTGTAAAGGGGCGTGGGTTAAGTGCTAAGACCTGCCGTAAGTATGGGTATCACTTAGCAGAGATTGATGGTAGTCCAGTATATCTGGCTAACTACTACGATAACTCTAATGACCTAGTAGGACAGAAGGTACGATTTAAAGATAAGTCGTTCCGAGCAATAGGAACAGTTAACCCAACAGTTATGTTTGGTAAGCAGTTGTTCAGAGACAAAGGAAGACAAGTTATCATCACAGAGGGTGAGATAGATTGTTTATCTGTAGCTGAAGCATTTGACTGTAAGTATCCTGTTGTTAGCTTACCTAACGGTGCTCAATCCGCAGCAACAGTTATTAAGAAGAACTTAGAATGGTTAGAAGGCTTTAATACTATTGTTCTATGGTTTGACAATGACCAGCCTGGCAAGGATGCAGTAGAAGCTGTAATGCCTTTACTTAGCCCAGGTAAGGTTAAGGTAGTTAACACTCAATATAAGGATGCTAACGAGATGTTAGTAGCTGAGGGTGCTTCTGCTGTTGTTAATGCAACCTACGATGCAAAGGAATGGAGACCTGATGGTATCCTTAATGGCTCTGAGTTATGGGACAAGTACAAAGAGAAGGAAGTATTTGAAACCTGTAAGTATCCTTACCCTAAGATGGATGATATGTTTAAAGGTTTACGTAAAGGTGAACTTGTTACATTCACTGCAGGGTCAGGTATGGGTAAGTCAACTGTAGTGCGAGAGATTGCATATGACTTGATGCTTAGACAAGAGAAGAAGATTGGTTACATTGCTTTGGAGGAGAACTGGCGTAGTACGCTGACTAAGTTCCTTGGTATGTATAGTCAGAAGCCTTTGTTCTTTGACAACGAGTTAACTCCTGAGGAAGAGAAAGAAGCTTGGGAAGAAACTATTGGCAAAGACAGACTCTACTTGTATGACCACTTCGGTTCAATGGAGACTGATAACCTACTAGCTAAGATACGAGTAATGATACATAACTGTGGTGTTGACTTCATTGTCCTAGACCATATCTCTATTGTTATATCAGGTATGGAAGGTGGAGATGAGAGACGCTCTATTGACAACCTAATGACTATGTTACGTTCAGTAGTAGAAGAGACTAATGTAGGTATGCTACTAATCAGTCACCTAAGACGTGCCTCTGGAGACAAAGGTCACGAAGATGGTGCACAGATTACATTAAGTCAGTTACGAGGTTCAGGTGCTATTGCTCAGTTGTCTGATGCAGTTATTGGATTAGAGCGAGATGCTCAGTCAGTAACCGAAGGTGACCATATAGGAGTACGCATCCTAAAGAACAGGTTTGGTGGACAGCTTGGAAGAGCAGATACATTAAACTATAATCACAAAACAGGTAGAATAGAACTAGTTGAGGAAGTAGCAGAGGAGTTTGCAGATGAAGACAGCGATTTTTGACCTAGAAACTAATGGACTACTTAGTGAAGTAAACACTATTCACTGTTTAGTATTCTATGATGTAGAAGCTGACAAGATGTTTAGCTTTGATTATGATGGTGTACTTGATGGGCTAATTCAGTTAGGAGAGTATGACACCATAGTAGGGCATAACATCATTGGTTATGACATCCCTGTTATTAATAAATTGTTTCCAGCTGTAGAGCTAAACTGTGAGGTTGTTGACACCTTGATACTGGCTAAACTAGCCTACTACAATATGCATTCTATTGATGAGCAGTCTGATATACCACCTAGGCTAAAGGGGAGATATTCTCTTGAGTCGTTTGGTTACAGATTGAATGATAACAAAGGTGACTTTGGTAAGCAGGATGATGCTTGGGATGTATATACACCTGAGATGCTTGAGTATTGTGAGCAGGATGTAAAGCTAACAGCTAAGTTATATAAGAAGCTACTGACTAAAGACTGGTTACCTGCTGAAGCCTTACGTATTGAGCAAGAGTTTGCAAAGATAATAACACAGCAGACTATTGATGGTTGGGAGTTTGATGTAGAGTTAGCACAGAGACTACACGTAGTACTACTGGCTGAGAAGAATAGCCTAGAGTCTGAGTTACATAAGGTGTTTAAGCCTAAGTACTTCAGTAAGGGTGTTAAGCAGTATAAGAAAGAACCTTTCAATAGACTAGGCATAGCACATTGGGAACACAACAGCATACAGCTTACTACTTTTAATCCTGGGTCTAGAAACCACATAGCTAAATGGCTAGGTGACCAGTATGGTTGGAAGCCTAAGAAGTCTGAGAAGGGAAACCCAATCGTAGATGAGGCTGTGCTTAGTAAGTTAAAGTATCCTGAGGCTAGACTGCTCTCTAAATACTTTAATGTAAACAAACTACTAGGTATGGTAGCCGAGGGTAACAATGCTTGGTTAAAACTAGTAGGAGCTGATGACCGTATGCACGGACAGGTTGATACCGTTGGTGCAGTAACAGGTAGATGTACTCACCGTAAGCCTAATGTAGCACAGACACCTTCATCCCGAGCCTTTATGGGTAAGGAATGTAGAGAGTTATACAAGGCTAAGAAAGGCTATCGAATAGTTGGTGTTGATGCTTCTGGACTAGAGCTTAGGATGTTAGCTCACTTTATGGCTAAGTGGGATGGTGGTAGCTATGGACAGAAGGTACTAGAAGAAGACATACACTATGTTAATGGTGTTGCCGCAGGCTTAATGGATAAGGACTGGGTTAAGGGCTCTCCTGAGTACGATAAGGGCAGAGGACAAGCCAAGACATTTATTTACGCCTTCTTATATGGTGCAGGTGACGGTAAGATTGGTTCTATTGTTGGAGGTAAGGCTAAGGAAGGCAAAGCCCTAAAGGCTAAGTTCTTCAAAACACTACCTGCACTAGAGAAGTTAATCAATGCTGTTACTAAGTCAGCATCTAGGGGATTTATAACAGGTATCACAGGCAGAAGGATGTACATACGTAGTCCACACGCTGCTTTAAATACCTTACTGCAATCAGCAGGTGCGTATGTGATGAAGTATTATACTGTTCAATTAGCTAATAACCTGAAAGGGTTTGATGCTAGAATGGTTGGAAACATACACGACGAAGTACAGATGGAAGTGTTAGTATCTCAAGTAGACGAAGTTAAGAAAATAGCGGAGGCTTCGTTTGCTGAAGTTACCAAACTTCTTAATTTTAGAATTAAACTTGAAGGAGAAGCACAAGATGGCACAACCTGGTACGACACGCATTAAAGCGATACTACCTCTACCTCTCTATTGGAAAGGAAGGGGTGACAAGAAACGACAGTTACTATTATCTACTAACACTTGGTTACCGATGCACTACACGCAACGTAATAACATCAAGCAGAATTACCACGCAATAGTTAAGGAGTGGTGTGAACAGTTACCTAAGTTTAAAGTGCTTAGACCTGAATACACTCTTCACTTTAGCAACAAGCGTAAGAAGGACGTTGATAATTATGTTGCTCCTCTTCATAAATTCCTAATGGATGCTATGGTTGAGCACGGTGTGATTAAAGATGATAACTATGAGTATGTGGTTGGCTTCTCAGCTGACTTCGGTGGAATAGGCGATGAAGATTACGCTGTTGTGGAGTTGGTGGGTGAATACGAAGATTAATATTGACGTAGCAATAGGAAGAGTAGCTACTACTAACTTACCTGTTGATGATAAAGTAATAGATAGTATGCTAGGTACTTTGGTAATATTAAAGGAATTAGGATTTAAATACATAAGCAAAGGAGATACGGATGACAAAGGACAACATAAACCCTAGCCATTATAAGCAAGGAAACATAGAGGTGATTGACTTCATACTCGACCAACAGCTAAACTACTTGGAAGGTAATGTGGTCAAGTATGTAAGCCGTTACAAATATAAGAATGGACTAGAGGACTTGAAGAAAGCCCAATGGTACTTAAACAAGATAATGTTAGAATTAACTAAACCTGAGGAATAGTGATGACGTACGATGAATACATAGAAAAGGAAGGCGTTGCCTTACCTATTAGTGGCTTTGAAGACCTAGTCTTTGATTACCTAGAAGCACTTAGTGAAACATACCACGACTTACCTGTTGAGGAGATTATGTATGCTATATACACTACACAACAATTAGTACCTCATATAGCTGAGATGGATGATGCTTATGTTGAGGATGTAGCAACAATGGTAGGAGGTTCACGTGTCCATTAAGATAATGCGCTTCACTGCTGAGTGGTGTGAGGTATGTGCAGATTA